AAAAGAAAAGACAGGTTCAAAGAAGATTTCTTATCAACATCGACGGCGCAAGGCGAAAAAGAAGAAGTCTTGAGATGGCTTGTGGGTTGTGAACGGTTAGAATCAACCGTATAGACCCTTCCTATGTCTACTCATGGCCATC